TAATAAACAAGATTTAGAAAAAAATAAAAAAATGGAAAATTTAAATAATATTATTCAACAGAAAACTATTAAAGAAAATATTATTAAAAAAGAATTAGAACTTTATAATAAAAAAATATATAGTTTAAGTGATAATATTATATTCTTAAAAAAAAAAGTTAATTATTTAGTTAAAGAAAATGATAAATTAAATGATAATGTTTGTGAAAATAATAATATAATTAAAAAATCAAAATGGTCAAAATGTATTTTTGAAACATTAGAAGCTAAACTAAAAATTATTGAAAAAAAAGAAATTAATTTAGTTAAAGAAAATGAAAAATTGAATAATAATGTTTGTGTTAAAGATAATATAATTCAAAGATTAAAAAAAAAATTATATAATTCAGAAAATATTTTGAAAACAGTAGAAACAAAACTAACAAATTTTGAAAAAAAACAAATTAATTTAGTTAAAGAAAATGAAAAATTAAATAATAATATTTGTGTAAAAAATAATACAATTAAAAAAATAAAAATTGAAGTTTGTAATTTAGAAAATATTTTGAAAAAAATCGAAACTAAATTAAAGAAAAAAGATAATTTAAAAATAATTAATAAATCTTATTTATCAAAATCAAATTTAGAATATTTTAATAATGTAGAAATAAATTATAAAGAAGAAGATGATGATTTAAGCACTTGTTCAGACTCAGAAGATGATAATAATATAATATTAGATTTTAATAATATAGAATATGATTTACTTGAAAGTAATGAAATTACACATTTTAAAATAACAAAAAGAGGTATTACTTGGAAAAAAATTCATAAAGAATTAAAAGAATTATTTGAAATGTTTAAAATAAATAAATTAGTTTTGTATAATTTAAAAAAGAAAAAAGACAAATCAAATCCAACTTCTTTTTTTAATTTATTTTCTCTTTTCTAAATAAATTACTATTAAAGCTCCTAAAAAACCAATTAAAGTGCCAAAAATAATTTGAAATATATTGTGAACATTTTTATAATATCTACTAAATCCCATTAAAAAAATCATTGATAAATTTACTATTATGAATAAAAAATCTTTTTTTATAAAATCTTTTATATTTTTATAATTTTTTAATTTATTTAAAAGCATATAAAAACAAAAGAATGAAGTTTGTGCTAAATGCCCAGATGGAAATCCCGGGGTGAATTTATCTCTCAACCCATTCTTAGATAAATAATCTGTATTTTTCGCACCAACTGGTCTATATAAAATTTTATATTTTTTTAAAAATGGATTTAAATGTATTAAATATTTAATTCCTTCTGTAGATAAACATACAATTTGTAAACTTATAAATAAAAATAAAGCTTTAAAATAATTTTTTGTTATTATTCCTTGATAAAAGAAATAAAAATAAAAAAAAACAGGTATAACTGATATATAATCTGCAAATACATTCATATTATATTATTAATAAATATATTTTCTAATTCTTATTTCTTTATAAAAAATAAAAAAATTTAATTTTTTAATAGAATTTAATTGTGTTTTTTTTTATAACCAGTCCCATTTATAAATAATTATTCTTTTTAAATTATTATATCTACCATTTCCATTTCCAAATACAAGTGGTTCATCATTATCATTTAACTTTCTGCTAATTTCCCAATAATTATTTATAAAATCTTCATAATAAGAATTTTCTATATCTTCTTCTTCTTTTTTATACATTTTTAATATTTTTGTTTTTATTTTATCAATAGCATTTATTGCTAAATTATCGTTTATTTTAAAATTTTCAATAGTTAATTCAACATAATATACTTTAATAAAGTTACGTTTCATATTTCCTAAACTATTCATAAGTTCGATATAATGCTTATCTGTTAAATTAAATATAATATTAGACAAATCATCTATATTATTTGTTTTATTTGTTGTTTTATTTGTTGTTGTTTTATTTGTGGTTGTTGCCATTTTTTTAATAATTAAATATATATATTTTAAATAATAAAATCAAATTTTTTATTTTTTTATTTTTTATTAGTTAATATAATAAAGAATTTAATGATATATTCATAAATTTTTAATGTATATTTAAAGAAATTATATTTTTATTTAAAGGAATTATTGATACATAATAGAACCAAAGAGTATGGTTAATTATAAAAAAACTAAAATTATTAAAATTTCTAATTGTGTAGATAATACTTTATTTATTAGAGCTACTACACTAAAATATATTAGTCACTATAAAAGAAATACAAATAAGTATATTAAAAAACAAGGTAATACCAATAAATTATATAATAAAATTAGGGTAATAGGTATGAAAAAGTTTAAATTTATATTAGTAGAAGAATATGCTTGTGACAATATTGACGAAGTTAATGCCCGAATTGAATATTGGAAAGAAAAATTAAACCCAACACATAAAAAAGAAAAAAAAGAAAATAAACCTAGAATTAATTACAGAGAAAGTATATTAGAATTAATTAAAACTAAAAATATTAATACTTTAGACACTAATTTAGATAATATTACTCATAGATATAGTAAAATTAAATTTATTTGTAATAATAATAATTGTAAGGAAATAGTTACTAAAAACGTACAATCTATAGTAATCAAAAAAAGGTTTTATTGTAATATTTGTACAACAAACCTTGCAATAGAAAAGATGAAAAAAACTTGTTTAGAAAAATATGGAAAAGAAAATTATTCTCAAACAAAAGAATGTAAAAAAAAGGTAAAAAAAACTTGCTTAGAAAAATATGGAAAAGAAAATTATTTTCAAACAGAAGAATGTAAAGATAAAGTTAAAAAAACTTGTTTAGAAAAATACGGAAAAGAATCTTATACTCAAACAGAAGAATATAATGATAAAGTTAAAAAAACTTGTTTAGAAAAATATGGAAAGGAACATCATACTCAAACAGAAGAATGTAAAGATAAAAAAATAAAAACTTGTTTAGAAAAATATGGAAAAGAATATTATTTTCAAACAAAAGATTTTAAAGAAAATAAAAAAAATAAAATGTTAGAAAAATATGGAGCAGAAAATCCAATGTATGTTCCAGAATTTTTTAATAAAATGAAAAAAACTTGTTTAGAAAAATATGGAGCAAAAAATCCAATGCATGTTCCAGAAATTTTTCATAAAATGATTAAATCTAGTTTTAGTAAGAAAGAATATACTTTTAAAAATAATATTACTGAATTTGTTCAAGGTTATGAACATTTTGCTTTGGAAATATTAGAAAATAATGGTTATACATATAATGATATATTATTAGGTAAAGATATTCCAGTTTTCAATTATAATAATACAGTTGATAATAGAAATAGTATTTATTATCCTGATATATATATAAAAAAAGAAAATAAAATAATAGAAGTTAAAAGTGATTGGACTTTTAAAAAAGATATTAATAAAAATATTTTAAAAAGAAATATATGTTTAAAAAATAATTATAATTTTGAATTTTGGATTTTAAATAGAAAAAAAGAATTAATTATTATAAAAACTGATGATGAATTAGAAGATTATATTATTAAAAAAAATATATAAATATTATTTTAGAATTTTTTTTTTAATAGCTGTTTCAGCTTTTTTTCTATAAGGCTTTTTTTTTATTTTATGGTGTAAAATAATATTTTTATACATATTTTTGCTTACCTTAATTCGTATATGCAAGACCTCCCATTCCACTCATAATTCTTAAAATATTATAACTTACAGCAAAAACATACACTTTAGATCCCCCATTTGCAATCGCAGAATTTGTCAGATTTAAAATTAATGCACTCGCATCTATACGAGAGAAGTTACAAGTTCCTGAAGGCTGATGATCTTCAGGATTCAGAGCAAATGAATATACATTTATTCCAGTGCTTGGAACATTTTTGTGATGTTGATAGGGTTGAACCAAATTAAAATAACGCCCATTTCTTTCAGCAAAGCGATCATGTCCATTTAATTGTAATCTTGCAGAAATTACAGGATTTAATCCTTGGTCGAAAACATTAAAACTTTCCGAAGTTGGGGCTATTCCACCACCAATTAAGGCGAGATTGGAGACCAATCCAGAAGCCCAGTTAGATGCTAAAGCCGAATTTGAACTTCCTAAACTTACATCACCAGAAGCTGATCCCAAAATTCCATCTATCATTCCATTTCCGAGCGGATCCATAACAACTCCACTCCCGTGAGTTGTATCAACTTTATCTGTAAAGTTAAACCATTGTTTATTAGTATAATTTGCTACTTCATTTTTTGAAACAACCCAAATAATTTCTTTTATTGGATGATTAAAATTTAATTTAATTTTTTCATTAGTTGAACTAATACTTTCTGCTCCTGTAAATTGTAATTGTTCAATTAAATATTCGTGAGAACTTTGTGCAAATCTTTTTCTTTCATCTGTATCTAAATAAATATAATCTACAAATAAAGAACATGTTTTCATTTTAGCTATAATAGAAGGATTAGAAACTGAATTCATAATACAATGATTTGCGGTATTAAATTCTATATTAATTTTAATTTCATGATATTGAAGTGCTATTAATGGAAGTGCTAAACCAGGATTTTTACAAAACCAAAATTGTAAAGGGATAAAAAGCATTACAGAAGGTGTTGAAGCAGTAGACATTGTTAATGCTGGTAAATTTCCTACCATATTAGCATATCCAACTTGATGTCCTGCTGTTTGTGTTAATTCATTCCAAATATGTAGCCATTCACCATAATGTTTATCTATACGTTGACCACCAATTTCTAATTCAACTGATTTAATTAAAGCATGTCCTAACCAATTTACCCATGCTGCTTGTTCTGTGATTGAATCAACTTCTAATTGTACATAAATACGATGAATTAAATCACCATTTCTTGATATTGTACAACTTACTTTTTTTTCAAAATCTGGAGTTCCATTAAATGTTTGTTCTATAGATTCCATTGAAAAATTAGTGTGTCTTTTATAAACCATTTTAAAAAAAGTAATTTGAGGATTACCTGTTAAATAAATATCTTGTGCTCCATAAGCAACTAATTGCATTAAACCTCCACCCATTTTATAAATATAATATATTATAAGAAAAAAAACAGAATATTTTACTCCAGAAATACATTCATTATATTATTCCAAATATTAGTATTAGATGAAGTAATAATTTGTTCTTTTTTAAAATAATCACCTAAAAAATTATTTAATTTTTCATTTTTTAAATTTCCTATTACTGTAATATTTAATTTTTCTTTTAAAATAATTGATTTTGCTAAATTATTTAAATCATCTAAAGATATTTTATTATAATATTTTTCTATTTCATCTAAAGTTATTATTTTTTTATATTCAAATATTAATTGTGTTCCATAAAATTCAGTTATAGACATTGTATTTTCTTGTTCAAATGTTATTGTATTTTTAATAGATTCTTTTGTTAAATTTAACATTTCCTGTGTTATTTGTAAATTAAAAATAGTATTTAAAATTATAGGTAAAGCACCTAATCCTTCTCCTTTATTTTTATTTAAAAATAAACTATTATTATCAATACTTGTAATTATATATAAATAACCAGTATCTTGTAAAAAATGTATTCCACAATTTACATTATATGTTAATCCAGCTTCTTCCCTTAATTTTTGAAATAATAAAGATGACATACCTCCTCCTATTATATTTGCTAATATTTCTAAACTAAAACGTCTATCATCATACATATTAAAAACTGGAAAACCAATTGCTAAATGTGTTTGTTCTAAATTTTGTCTGTTTAAAATTTTTGTTCTAATTTTTGATTGTTTTAATTCAATTTGTTTTGGAATTTTATTTTTTATTCCATTTTTTTCTTCATTAAAATATTTTTTTATTAAATCTTTAATATTATTTGGATAATTTCCAACTAATATTAAATAAAAATTATTTAAATTATAGTGTTTTTTATAATATTTGTATACATCATTTCTATTATAATTTTGTATTATATCTAATGTACCTGCTACACTATGAGATGCCTCATGTTTATCTAATATTAATTCATTTAAAATATCTAATATATAATTTCCACTATCATCAATTATTCTTTTTAACTCTTCTTTAACAATTCCTTTTTCATCATCAAAACTTTTATTAGTTATTGATGATTTTAATAACATATCTGAAAATATATTAAATACTCTTTCAATATTATTATTTCTACATTTAATAAAAAAATTAGTTAATTCAGAAGTAGTAGTAGCATTAAACTCACCTAAAGTTTCTAATTCTTTTGATATTTCTTTATAATTTTTAAATTTTTCAGAACCTTTAAATAATAAGTGTTCCAGCATGTGTGATGATCCAAATGCTTTTTTATTTATTTCATTTCTACTACCTACTTTAATAAATATATTCATTGATATTGTTTTTACAAAAGGATTTTTTATTAAACAACATCTTAAATTTTTATGTTTAAAAATGTCTAATTTATTCATATATATATAATTATTATATATAATAAAATTAAAATATTTTTTTATTATATATTATCAAAAATGTTAAAAAAAGTTATTAACAAAAAATCTAAAATTAAAATCAGTTCAAAAATAGCACATAGAAAAGCCAACCCACTCCCACAAAATATAGTTAAAAAAACAATAATAGCCTCCAAAATAAGAGGAAAAGCATTATATAAAAATGTTATGAAAGGATATGGTTCTGATGTTGAATCTGAATTTGTAAATAAATCTTTACCAGGAATTGGTGCTTGGGATGATTTATGAACAAAACAAATTTAAGTTTTTTTTTTGTTTTTAAATTTCTTTTTTTAAAATATATATAAATAAAAATATATATAAAAAAAATATATACATATATTATTCAATTAATTATGAATAAACAAGAAATTAAAGAAATTAAAGAACCTTTACTTGAAGATGTAGATAATAGATTTACAATGTTTCCTATTAAACATCACGATGTTTGGTCAGAATACAAAAAGCAAATGGCAGTTTTCTGGACAGCAGAAGAAATTGATTTTAGCAGAGATTTATTTGATTGGAATAATAAATTAAATAAAAATGAAAAATTTTTTATTAGTAATATTTTAGCATTCTTTGCTGGTTCTGATGGTATTGTACTTGAAAATATTTTAGAAAGATTCTCTACTGATATTCAAATACCAGAAGTTCGTGCAGGATATGCATTCCAAGCAATGATGGAGAATGTTCATTCTGAAGTTTATTCCTTATTAATTGATACCTATATTAAAGATCCAAAAGAAAAACACCGTTTATTTAATGCAATACAAACCATTCCTGCTGTTAAGAAAAAAGCTGAATGGGCTTTAAAATGGTCGAAAAACCCTGAAGTAAATTTTGCTACACGACTCGTTATTTTCGCGTGTGTTGAAGGTATTCATTTTAGTAGTTCTTTTGCTGCTATTTATTGGATTAAAAAACGAGGGTTGTTACCAGGGCTTACCTTCTCTAATGAATTGATATCGAGGGATGAAGGCATGCACACTGGCTTCGCATGCTTATTATATTCAAAATTAAATAATAAATTAAAATATGAAACAATTAAAAAAATATTTGTTGAGGCTATTAATATTGAAAAAGAATTTATAACAGAATCTATTCCTTGTTCAATGATTGGTATGAATCAAACATTAATGAAACAATACATTGAATTTGTTGGAGACCGTTTATTATGCCAATTAGGCTATGAAAAAATGTATAATACTGAAAATCCTTTTGATTTTATGGAGATGATAAGTATGACTGGTAAGACTAACTTTTTCGAAAAACGTGTGTCAGATTATAATAAAGCCTCCATACATGGTAAGATGACTGCCAAATTAAATTTTAATGGTGATTTTTAAGAATCAAAAAATAAATATTCTTTTGTATATTCTTTAATAGGAATATTTGTTATATGAAATTTTATTCATCTATTAATATTTTCATATGATTTTCAACATTTTTATTTGTTAATAAAATTTTTATTTTCATAAAAACAACTATTAACTCTTTTTTCCATTTTTTTTATATAAATAATACAAATTTATTAATTATTATAATTTATTGAGGATATAATTAGATATAATATTACACCTAAAAAAAATATTAAATAAAATACAATAAAAAAAATTTTTAAAAAATCTATAATTTTAACATAAATATTTTTTGGAACAGTTATAATACTTAAAACTTGTGGTGTTTCTGATTCATCTGAAATAATTTCAGCAAAAATAATATTATTATTATAATTTTCTGTTATAATTTCTCCAATTGGATAACTCATTTTTTTATTTTGTATATTAAATATTATCTTTTTTTT